CAGAACGATAACGTCCCGTATCATCGCCATTTTTTGCTTGTTGAATCGATATGATTCTGTATCTCCGTGGGTTCGACTCCCATCAGCCGCTCTCTTAAAAACACCGCAGATTCGTCGAAATCTACGGTGTTTTCTTTATGCAGTACACACTTTAGTACACACTTGCTTATTTTCTCTGCAAGCTGTGTACCAAATCGTTATACACTTCCGGCCGTGCTTCTTTCAGCGCATCCATAAACTCATCCAGCACACGCCACACTCGCCCGGTATCGGCCTTTTTTACAATCTCCAAAAATTCACTCATCCTGTAAACGCTCCAATTTCCGCATTACGCCATTATAAACTTTAGGGTTTGCTACATACAAGGCCGACATAAGCTCATCCAGCACGTTCAGCGCCGCTGTGGTGTCTACGTTTGAAACAGCCCGTAAAAAGTCACTGCCGCCAACAGCAGCCCTTGTAGACGGCTCCGCCGCTTCATAGTAACGCACAGGCTCTTGTAGTTCTGCTTTTTGTGGGGCAGTGGATACATCTGCAAGCTGCTGATTTTTTACAACATACAGCGCCGCCAAATTTTTAACTCTGGTCATGGTAAGTTCGCTGTTTTCGATTTCGGCTATAGCGCCGTCAATCTCTCGCACGTCCACCATAGCCGCCACCTCCGTCAAGTGTTTTTCAGCTCATCGATGCAATGCTGGATAGTCTCGCGGTCGTATCCATCAACGTTTCGGAGCATGTCTTCCAGCTTTCGCATCATGCTGTCTCGCGCATCGTCTCGGCTATAATGGCCACGCACATAATGAGAACCGCGCCGAGCATAGCTGCTACCGCGTCCATAATTGCCGCGCATGTTGGCGCTCCAATCACCATCCCGGCTGTAATCTTCATCTCGGCTGTAGCCGTCATCTTCCAGCATGACAATTTTGTCGATGTTTTTGATGGTGTCAGTCAGCTTGTGAACAGTTTCCAAGTCGCCAGCAGACATTTCGCCTTTTTTGCCGATTTCGTCAAGCTCTGCGCACAGCATGTCCTTTAAATCGTACATAACTTTCATACTCATAATAGCGCTCCTTTCAGCTCACTCTCTCAACCATAAAGTTTGCGTTCGCAAACAAAACGGTTTGTGTGCTTGTGTTTTCGGCGGCAACGGTAAGGCAGCAACCGCGCGGAACTTCAACAAAAGCCGTGACGTAAATATTAAAATAGTTTTCTACTGCTGCCGGTGTCACGGTTGCACTCGCACTGCTCAGCGGTTCACCGTTGATGGCAAGCGCCGCAGTAATAGCTCCAACTGTGCCGCCGGTAGGGATAGCAATGTTTGCACCAAATCCTACTTTGAAACGGGCTTTGCACTGGTTTGTAATGCCTCGCAGCGTAACAATACCGGCGCCCTCTCTGTGTACGACACAGCCCTTACCCGCTACTGCCGTTTCCGTCAGTGGCACATTCTGGCCTGCTGCCACGCTCACGGTATTGGCGTTTGTAAATTCAGCCATAAAATCATTCCTTTCAAAAAAATAGTGGCGGGACGATTGCCCCGCCACATTTTGCATCATCGGCACGGGGCCGAACATGTCGGCTGTTCCGACAAGTTGCCGTATTCGGTTTTAGCAGCCGCAGCCGTTGCAGCCGTTATAAGTGCCAGCTGCCCAGGGGTTGCAAGACTGGTAGGCGGGCACCGGCAATGGGCGCAGCTGGTTCAGCAGATAGCTGTTCTGCGCCGCCTGACTTGCGGCAAGCTGAGCGGCGAAAAGCTGCTGGTTCTGTTCGGCAATCTTGGCGTCTTTGGCCTCAATGCGCTGGGCGGTCATAGCGTCCAAAATCGCTCTCGCATTGGCGTTCTGGTTGTCGATGATGTCGCGCGTGCCGTTGCTGATCGTCTGGCGTGTCTCACAAGCCTGCGTTGCCGAATTGTAATTCACGCCCTGAATCGCCTCGCGGGTCTCGCAGCAGCAGGTGGCCTGCTGCATCTGCATGGCAAAGAGTTGCTGCATAAATGCGGCCTGCTGGTTTGCACGGCTGATTTCAGCCGACATAAAGCCCTGCTGCATAGCGTTCTGCACGCCGTTAACAAGCTGCGCCTGCTGGTAGAAACCATTGCACAGGCCATCGTTCACACTGTCGATTTTTCGCTCAACGTTGGCGAAATCAGACGTAAGAACGTAACCGTCAACCACCCCAGCGCCGTTATTGCCTGCGCCGACCCAGCCGTTACCATTGCCCCAGCCGCCAGCAAAAATGAACAGAAACAGCACAATCAGCCACAGCGCGCCGTTATCGCCCCAGCCGAAGCCGCCGCCATTAGAATTGGCGTTTGCGGGCTGAACCGGCATAGTCATTACAGTTCCATCCGAAGAAATACTCATAATTGTTCTCCTCAAAAAAATATTATACAAATCTGCGCAGATTTTGTATTTTGTGGTATAATAGAAACAGAATAATCCACCACGCAAGTGAGTATAGTTTATGGAAAAATGGTTACCTGTTCCGAATTACGAAGGCTTATATGAAGTAAGCAATTTAGGAAAAATAAAGAGCATAAATTACAATCATACGAAAGTAGAAAAACTTCTTTCCGAAAAGAGCCATAAAAGCGGTTATAAAACCGTTGTCATATGTAAAAACGGAGAAAAGAAAAACAAATCCATTCACATTCTTGTCGCTAGCGCATTTATACCAAACCCGCAGAAGAAGTGTCAAGTAAATCATATTGATGGGAATAAATCAAACAACTGCGTTGAAAATTTAGAATGGGTTACTGCGTCAGAAAACATTCGACATAGTTTTGTTTCTCTTGGTAAAAAGTCTCCAAATAAGGGAAGATTTGGGGAAAGTCACTATGCGTCTGTTCAAATATTCCAGTATTCACTTGATGGAAAATTTGTCCGTGCTTGGGCTTGTATTTCCGATGCTGCGAGGGAACTCAGTTGCAATCCATCACAAATATTGAACAACGCAAAAGGGAGAACGAAAACGTGTCACGGATTTATGTGGCGTTACGAAAAAGCAGAAAGAATAGATAATTCTCCAGTGCTAAACAGGAAAACACACAAGAAAAAAGGATTATAACAGCCCCTGAAACTGCTGCGCCATCGTCTGCAACTGGTTAAGCTGCTGCTGGCTCATCTTCCCGGACTGCAGCAGTTTCTGCACCTCTTGTTTCGGGTCGCCCTGAAAATTCTGCCGAAATTGCTGAAACTGCTGCATCATCTGCTGAAACTGCCCCATCGGGCCGGGCAGCTTACCGCCGCCCAGAGCATTAAACAGTGGATTTGGCATTGTTATCACCCTTTCCCGGCTTATCTGCCGTCAGCGCGTCAAAGCGGGCGCGTAGAGCGTCAAACTCTTCCCGCGTGACAAACTTATCGTTTTTGCTTTCAACCTTTTCTACGGCCTGTTTGCCGCGCTCTGTGTAGTCAAATATTCGTAGTGGTTGCGGCATCCCGCTTGCATCAGTAGACTTGATGTAGAACACACTGTTTTCGCTGTCCATCAGCAGCACACTGTTTCCAGCCGCCACCATGTAGGCTTTCGCGCCCTCTTCACCCTGCACCCAGATGATAGGCGCGGACTGCTGCGGTTGCTGGTAGTTCTGCCGCAGCTGCGCCAGCTGGTCTGGCATTGCGGACGGCTGCCCCATCGGGTAATATCCCGGCGCAAATCCGGGCTGATACGGTACGCCAAACGCCATAGTCAATCATCCTTTCTGCCAGTAGTACAGCGGCACTTCATCTCCGCTGTCCCATGTATCCAGCCAATCCCCATTCTGCACGCACACAACATGCGTAGCCATTGCCAAAATGTACGTGCCGTCCGGGTGGTCTTTTGCAAATTGCGCCACTGTGTAACAGTCCGGGCAACTGTTCGGAATTGTCGAACGCTTCCACCCGCATCGCCGCAGATAGCTGCCCCAGACATAGTTTGCAGACGGCATATCATGCAGTTCAAATCCTGCCAACACCAGCGCCGCATATACAGCCTCCCACGATAGATGCGTTGCAGATGCAATGGCTCTGACGGTGCAATCGCCAACGCGCTTTTGCTCTGGGTTTAGGTTGATTTGCCTATATGCCATCTGCACCGCTCCTTTTTTCTTAATTGTACAAAAAAATACGGCACAACGTAGGCCAGTAAAGTGCCAACATTGTGCCGTCTTTGGGACAAAATAAAAAAGGCGCGGCCACAAAAGCAGCCGCGCCCATTAAATCAGCCTATTTTGTTTTTGATGCTGTGTACGCGCCGTTTTACCGTGCGCTCACTGCAATTCAGTTCTGCTGCAATATCCGCATTGCGCCAGCCGCGCCGCCGAAGCTGCAAAACATCCGTTTCTTCATCGGTCAGCAAACCGCCGACAAAATCAAACTTTGGCATGATTACTCATCCTTCTTGTTCTTGCTTTCGGTCTGCGTGCCAAAATAAAAGGCCACGACCATTGTCACAATGGTCATGACCGTGTCGGGCTGCAATTTGCTCTGCAATGCCAGCACCGCAAAAACCGCAACTACCACCAGCGTCACAATGGTTTTTACCTTGATAAGCGCTGCCAGATTTTTCAAAAAATCGCCCATAGATATGCACCTTCTTTCAGCCAATCAGATGCTTCTGCAAGGCTTCCTTTGCTTTCTGCATCTGGTCAATGTTGTTCCCGTCAAGGTTGTGGTCAAGCAGGGCAAGCAGCGCCTGCATGGTCACGTGCTGCCCCCCGTCCATGCGGTCAAGCCGCAATTTGTCGTTTTCCAAAAAGCCCTCCATAGCGTTCACCCGCGCTTCTAACTTGGTAATGCGTTTGTCCTGGTCGGTTTTTGGCTTTTTTACTGCGGTAATTACTTTGCTGATAGCTACGCCACCGGCATACAGTCCAGCAGCAGCACCCGCAGCATAAATCAAAAACGCCCAGGCCTCCGCAATCGTAAACGAAAATACGTGCTGCATCGGCATCACACCTCCGCCCATTCAGATTTGTACAGCCCTGCGTCCGTCAGGCCACGTTCCTTGCACAGCAGATAGATCGCATTTGCGTCTCCCTGACTCACCGGGCCTACCGTGATGACCTGCAGCTTGTTTGCGGGCTTGTCCGCTGCGGGCAGGCCCTTGACCAGATGATTCAAATCAACCACCTCTGTGATGCCCGGCACGCCGCCCTTTTCGGTCTGACTGTACTGGTGGATGTAGCGCGGCAGCGTCTTGTCGTAGTTTGTGCGCGTGTCGGCCAACCATCCGATGTAATCTTCACACAGATAGGTGTAGTCGATGTTTGCGCTTGCGAACGCCGTGAAGGTGTAAATGCCAGCCGTGAATCCGTGCGTCTTGGCTCTCTCACAGAACGCCATTGCAATTGCCGTGCGCTGGTCTTTCGTCAGGTTGTCGGCGCGGCCATCGTGGACGCCGGTCTTGGTTGTGTGTCCCCATTCGCTGTCGAAGAACAAGGGGTAGCCTGTCGGTGCAAGGCTTGCGCAGAAGTCTGCCTCCTCCCGGGCCTCATCCACCGTGATGGCCTGTGAGAAGAAGTAAAAGCCGAACAACTTTGCGTTCGCTTTCGCCCCTGCAAGGTTGGCATCGTACTGCTCGTCCTTCATCAGCTTTCCGCTGCCGTAGCCGCGATACCCGATGCGAACAATGGCGCGGTAGGGAACACTCGCCCAATCGATAGTGCCCTGGTGGTGGGATACATCAATCAGAACTTCCTCACCGCTTGTCTGCGCAGGCTGGTCGCCGTAGGTACCTACCTCATTCGGGCAGCCCGCATACGCCGTCGGGTCAAGTCCCTTGCCGGTTGCAGTGGCACGCACCTCGAAATGGCAGTGCTTGTAGGGCGGGTCTGCCAACGCGGCATTGCCGGTGTTGCCCATAACGGCCAGTGCATCGCCGCTCTTGACTTTCTGCCCAGCCTTGACCAACAGCTTGGCGCAGTGGCAGAAATACAGGTAGTTGACCGCATCCGGCGTCTGGTTTGCGTCCAGCTGGACACAGACGTAATATCCCCACTCCCACGTCGCATTGTTTTTGTCGGTCACAATCCGCGCCCGGGTCACCGTGCCGGAAATGCTCTTGCCCTTGTAGGTTGGCATGTAAATGGTATCATCGTCCAGCGCTTCCAGATCAATGCCGCCATGCCACGTCTTGCCGCCGCCCCGCGTGTAACCAAATCGGGCGTAGTTGTACCGCACCCGAAATCGTCCTTTAAAAATTCCTGTCAAGGTATCACCTCATCATTGTCCATTACCAGCCGCTCATACTCCCTCAAGCTCCGCCATGAGCTTGTCATCATAAACTTTCATGTGGTTCACCTGCTTCTGTTACATTGTCGTTCTGGATTGTTTCAGCGTCCAGAGCGTCGTAGTACGCCTGTGCCAGAGTCTCCACTTCTGTGATGTCGTCCTCCGTCAGCAGGCCATTGTCCAGATGAGTGTACGCCTTGTCCAACCAGTATGCCACATCGCGTCCGGCGGCGATTTCCCGCTTGATGGAGCGCAAGGTCAGGTCGTGCCGTGCTTTACTTTTGATAGCCATAATGTATATCTCCTTTAAGTGGTAGTCATGGACGCAATGGCGTCCTCAAGATTTTTTACGACAAGATTCACGTCCCGCTGGTAGTCCAGCTTGATGCCAGCGCCGTCGCTCGCTTGCACCACGGTGTCGGGCGCGTAAGCTGTGAGGGCTTTGTAGGCGGCAATTTCGGCAGGGAATAGCGGAGTTTCTATGGGGGTGGCGAGAATTGCGGTTAGTGACATAGGCGTTTGTTGCAGATATTGCTGTAACTCGCCCAGAGATGTGATGTTTTTAAATCTAACGTATAAGGCCGTTTTGGTGATCGTAAAAACATCAGGTGTAAGCCATGTACCACCATTGGCTCCAAGTGCTAAAGCGGAGCAAAACGCATTTGCATCAGCAGTAGCTGTATCAGTTATTTTTAAATTTTTAACTGCACGTAGAAAACGTATGCCGTTAGGGGTCGAGTTTGCGGCAAAACCTGAGCTGTCAGAAAAAACCATTGTTGTTACCATCTGCACCCTCACCCCTCTCTCCAAGTCCACCTCGTCGCACACCCATTGCTGGCCGTTTTGGTCAGTGTAGTTGCCGCCGGAGGTGACAGGGATGCCGGGTAAGCCGTTGGGCGTGGGCAGGGTGAGAGTTTGCTCCTTGCCGTTTCCATCACTCACCTTGACAACCACACTGCCACCATCTCCCGCACTCACAATCGGAACAGGCGCATCGGGAGTCGGCGTGCCATCCTGTGTACTCTTGCCGTACACGGTCAGGCCACACAGTGGGGCAGAATATGCGTCATTGCAGCTTATCGGGTTGCCTGTCTCACTGCCAACAAGAACATTCTGGCGCTTCTTCAGCGCAGCAGTATCTTCCTTTAGCTTACTAACCGCCTCCTTGTTCTCGGAAATTTGTGCCATAGAATCCTTGATGCTGTTGGCAGTGCTGTCGGCATCTGCCGCCCACTTTTTAGCCGCCGCCGCGCTATCAGCAGCGCTGTTCGCGGATTTTGCTGCATTTTTCTCACTGGTCGCTGCTGCTGTGGCCGATTTTGCCGCAGCATCGGCATAGCCACTTGCGGCATCTTTTGCTGCGTCAGCATCTTGCAGGGCGTTTTCCGAGCCCGTTTTTGCTTCAAGCGCCTTTTTTGCTGCGTCCTGTGCTCTCTGCTTGGCAGTTTCAGCCGCCTTTGCACTCTGTGCGGCCTCGCCAGCACTGGTGCTGGCAGCCTTAGCGGAACTGCCGGCCTCGCCAGCAGCTTGTCTAGCGACACCCGCTGCATCAGCGGCTGTCTGAGCAGCATTTTCGGCGCTGCCCTGTGCGGTCTGAGCTGCTTTGGCATTCTCAGCAGCCGCACTGGCGAAGGATGCGGACTCCTCTGCCTTGCCCGCCGCGCTATCGCTGGATGCTGCCGCATCCTCGGCGCTCTTCTTGGCGGCCGCTGCACTGGCAGCAGCGCCGCCCGCTCCCTCGCCCGCCTTTTTGGCCGCATCCTCAGCGGCTTGGCGGGCGTTCTCAGCGGCGTTCTGCGCCGCCGTAGCGATACTGACGGCATTGTTCGAGTTGGCAAGAATCTGCTGCACAACATCCGGCGTCGGCGTGCCGGGGTTGTCTCCCTCGATGTCAGAGTGCGGCTTGGTACTGTATCGCATGTCCACAGTAATGCGCTGCACGTTTTCCGAAAGCCCGGCAAAAACAATTCTGCCGCCGCCTGCCTGCTTCGCCGTAGCTTCCGGCGGCACGGCAAGCATACCATCTGCCCCAACAACAACCTTTGTAGAAGTCCCGCCCGGCGCGTGGAATACGGCCAGAATTTCCAGCCCCGCCCATTCATCATCTGCCGTCACGTGGATTTTTTCAATGCCATAGCTGTCAAAGGTTCCAAGCTGCAGGGAGCCAGGCTTTACGTTGTACCCCTGCAGCACTACTTCATGCGTCATGCTCCCTCCATCTCTGCCCTTACGGCCTCACGCCATTTCTCCGGCACTTTGTCCAGCGTAATCAGCCCGCGCTTGATGCAGCAGATATAAAACTGTACCATATCATTCACCTCCGGCCAGCATCTGGGCCAGCTCCAAAATGGCCGCCGCGTTGGCGTCCACCTGTTCCTGCAGCGTGGGTTTTTCCCGCTCGGCCAGTTCCTCTGCCGTGTAAGCGTGGTAGAACTGGCAGTCCTCGTACACATCGTAGCCGGAGATGATGTGCTCAAGGCCTTTGGGATCGTCCTCGGTGACAGTGCCCTGCATCACTTCCCGGCTCTCCGGCACATGCTCGGCAACCCGCCGGGCGGTGTAGAGATAACCGGCTGACAGGTCGGGAGATGTCAGCTCCTCGTTGGTGATTTCATCGTAGATTTTCATTTTTTTATCTTTCAGCTCCCTTCTATTGAATTTTTGTTATACAAATTAGAATAGTATAACTGCATTTACGCAAACATACTCGTCAGCTCTGTGTACGACAACGCGATAATATTTATGTTTACTAGGATTTAGGCACATATTGATTTGATCGCCAAGCATCGGCAACTGTGCGTAACTATTTTTTCGGATATTCACTGCATCATCAACTTTGGTGAAATTTGTGCCATCATTCGAGAAATAAAGTTCAGCACTTTTTGGCCCATTCACACCGTAACTGCTATAATTAGGGCCAATAACAAAAACAGCATGAACAGCCGTCGGTTCTGGCAATTCGATTTCAATCTGCCCATCTTTCCCAGAACCAAAATGGCATCCGTTTCCGTTGTATCCGTCTTCAGCAAAGTTATAAACGCGATAATTGTGTTTAAACATATACCAGGCGGCTCCACTGCTAGCATCATTTCCGCTTAAAGACTTCATGCTAACTTTATAACCGTTTTGTGAATTAGAGCTCATTGCCGGAATAATATTTGTCAGTTCAGTGCTTTTTTTAGATGTCCCGCCTCCCGGAATCCTCGGTGCTACTCCCATCAGCAGCCACCCCGCGCAGCACATGCCGCAGATTTCTTACAATGTTTCATGCTAAACCTCCATCAGCTTTGAATAACCCACCGCGCCCGGATCTCGGCGGTGGGCTTTTCTTTCACCTTAACCAGCACCGAATTGTACGCCGTGACCGTCACGCCGTCGTTGATAATGTCCTGCACTTCATTCAGCACATCATCGGTAGCGGGCACCCCGGTCTTGTCGTAGCCGATGCCGGACAAAAACTCGCTGGCAGCCGTCACCACCGGCGCATGGCTGTTCGCGCAGGTCAGCGTAGCCGTCTGCTGGTACAGTAGGTCTTTGGCCTGGTCGGCGCTGCTGCAAGCCGTCCACCCGTTCAGCGTAAGCCTGGCGTAGTAGATGTTGGAGACCTTGTCGATTGCCTTGAAAATATCGGTCTGCCGCCCCTGCGGGTCGTAGGTCGATCGCATCATCGTAGCCGTTCCAGCATGCAGCTGATCCAGCTCGGTTTTAATTTGGGTAAGAAAAGCAGCAAATTGTTCTTGCATTACCTTGGTATCAACGCTTACCCAGTCAGTCACAAGCCCGCATACTGTGCTGTCAAGTCGTTCATCGGTAATATTGGCCGACGTGATTTTGCTTGCTGCCGCGGGAATTGCAATCTGTGCAAGCGAAATCTGCCGCAACAGACTATTGTTTGTCAGTGCCGGTGCAACAGGTGTAGAAGCTGCCATACCTTTCAGCACTTCAATGCGCGGTTTTGCTGCATAGTCTACTGTGTCCCAACTCACAACAACACGGTCAATACGCGGCGATACAGCATTCGCCAGCGGGATTGTCAGCTGTAACTCGCTGCCGGTCTGTTCTTTGGTATCATTCCAAAAAACCGTACCGTCTGCTTTGTCGTTCGCAAGCCAACCAACACCATCCGATACCCTTACCGTCATATTGCCGTTTGCAGTAACACTTAAATTGCCATCCGCGCCAAAAACGCCGCTTGTACGCCCGTGCAGCCACTTCATGACATTTTGTGCCCCGATGTATTCGTCAACATTATTCGGGAAATTTTTAATTTCTGCCACTGTCTCACCTCAACACTGTTAAAATCGGGTCGCCAATAACCAGCTTGACGCTCGACCCGTTTGCATCCTGTGAATACTTTGCCGCCGTTATTCTTGCCTTGTACTTTACACCCAGCCGCAAAGAAACGCACCAAACCAAATCTCCGACATTATATGCCGTGCCCAGTTCATCGCCGTCCGCGTCAATGTCAAATCCGTTTCGGTTCAAATGGCTACCTAGCTGCAACGCTGCATACTGCTTAACGCGCGTCTGAAACGCAGCGTTTGTCTCGCCATCTTGCTGTGCGTCTCCGCTGAACCTCGCCCATAGTTCGCGCCGTTCCGCATCGATGGCCGTGCCAGCCTGCACCACAAACTTTGTACCGTCTTTGTACTGCGCTTCACAGTAGCACACATTTTTGTATTCAGAAATATCCTTGTCAACTACTAGCCCGGGCGCAGTTCCGCGTTCCTGCACAAACAGGACCGCGTTTAATCCCTCTGTGCGGTCAACGCCCTTATACAATTCAAACGTTTCCGTTTTGGCTCTGTAGTCCAAAACCATCCGGTTCCCAATCTCGGCATCTGTCAAAATCGGCTGTATGCAGTTTAACAGTTCATCCCCGTACACCTCTGTTGCTTTCACGGTTTCTGTCAAGCCTTTTTTCTCTGCCAGCAGTACAGGCAGCCCGCGCAGGTTGGCAGTAATAACGCTGTACACATCCGTTTCCACGTTGGCAATGCTGGCGGTTGCCGCAATAACACGCCGGTTCAGTTTGTTGTTCAGGCTGTACCCGTTCAACGTGATTTCGCTGTTATCGCAATCGAACTGTATTTCTTCCACCGTATACGCAAGTCTTCGCTCTACAATGTACAAAACAGCATCCAGTTCCACTATCCCGATGTTGTACTCATCCATCGGCAAAACTACCGTAAATTTTCCCACATCGTTATAGTAGTCGCTGAATTCGCTGCTGATCGCGTGCGTGATTTCGTGTCGGTTGCTAAGGTCGGGGGAGAACAGCTCTAATCTCATATTACCGTTACACCCGCACTTTCTTCCGCAAACGAAACACTCATCTCAACGTTTTCAAGCCCACTGTCCGCAGTAGGTTTCCACGCATTATCGCCCGTATGGATTCTGTACAGTGTACTTTCAAGCGTAAGTGCACCCCGGCAGTCACCGTCCTTAGAGCTTGTGACCGTTGTTTTCCCGTGCGATGTCTTGATAACGACACGCTCATCTTCCACAAGCGTTTTTTCCAGCCGCAGCACTTCACCTGTCAGCATGTTTTCAATGCCTACGTTTGTTGCCGTCTCGCCAACGCAATTGATTTCCAGAATAAACGGCACATCAAACTGCCCGAAATTCTGCAAAACAATGTATTTCAGCACAATGACTTTGCCGAAATAATACGTTTTGCTGATATTCCATGGGAATTTAAAACCTTTTTGCACGCCGCGCAGCTGCATTGCTTTTCGTTCGCCACTTTCCCAATACGGGTAGGGGGCAAGCAAGCCAAGCTGAAACGGCGCACCGCGTTTTGACGCGCCAATGGTAGGCGATGCCGTTACAATAACGTCTATGTGCCAGTCTCCTGCATATAACACCCCGGTCAGGTCAGTCCGTACAACGGTCATAAGCGCATCTTTCAGCGCTTGCGCGTCATTGCCTATAACTCTGCCATTGATGGTAATAGGCCGCGTCTGAATGGCCTTGGATTGCACCGTAGCGCCTACTTGACCGATGCCCTGCGCCGTGTTGGCAGTGACCGAAATTGTATCAATGCCATCCGGCTTACTGATAAGATAACCGTGCTCATAGTCAAACACGATAGACTGCCCCAGCGAGTTGACGTATTTAAAAGTCTTGCTTAAAAAACTCATATCGCCCACCTCGCCCGCTGAAAATACGCTGCTGTACTTGCTGCCAGTTCAACCGGCGTCTGCTTTGCCGCGTAAATATTTTGCGTCAGGTTAAAGCCGTTGCTGCTGCCCTTACCGCGTCTGTAGTTGTCCGCTTCATCGGCTGTCAGCACCATCTCACCGCGATGCAGATTTGCAACGTAGTTGTTATAGGGGACATAATCCATGCCGCCTGCATGGCTGCCATTAACGCCCGTGTTGTTTTTTACATCACTTGCATTGATGACAAAAATGCTCTTGATGCCATCCCACAAGCCCTGCACGAAGCTGACAAGACCGCCCCAAACAGCCGCAATGCCACCCTTGATGCCCTCTACAACGTTTTGACCGACCGTAGAGAAAAAGTCAAACGCACCTTCAAAGATGCCTTGAATCGACTCCCATGCGCTCTGAAAGTCACCAGACAACACAGCGTCAATCGTAGAGAACACGCCGGTAATCAAATTAAACACAGTCTGGAAAAAGCTTACCGCAACATTCCAGATGCTTTGAATAATGATCCACGCGCCCTGGAAGAATCCGCTGATAATCGGTGCAAACGGCGCAAAGATAACCACAATTGCCTGAAAGATAGCCTGAAAGAATGCGCTTGCCCAACTCCACACGGTTTTTGCCAAATCCCACGCAGCGGAAAAGGCTTGCCCAATGCTTTCAGCAACCGGAACAAGCGATTCAACAACTTTTTCAACGACATTCTTAATGGAATCCATTGCATCAGCAATATAAGGCATTAAAAAGTCAACAACGCCTTGAACTTTTTCAGAAACGGATTCCCATGCGGCATTTACCTTGTTACGGAAGCCCTCGTTTTTCGCATACAGAACAGCGAGTATACCAATCAGAGCGCCTATTGCGACAACAACCAGCGCAATAGGATTCGCCGCTAAAACCGCATTGAATGCAGCTTGTGCCTTTGCCGCCGCCGTCTGTGCAAGTGTCATTAACGAAATCTTGCCTGTAAGCAATCCTGCTAGAACCTCGGAGGCTTTTAATGTTCCGTTGAGCGCCCCTTGCGCGATTTCGGCGTCCGAAAGCCCCATACTGAACAAGGATACGGCGACTTTCGCTTCGTCAAACCCTGTTACAATGGGCTGTATCTTTTTGCCGATTTCCCAGCCCTTAGCAGCTGCGCCCACCGTTACAAGTGCAGGAGCAATTTTTTCAATTAACGGAACAACTCCTTCGACTGCCTGCTTAACATTCTCAAAAATATCAAGCAGGAACGAAAAGTCGGAGTTTTCCACAGCAGTTGTAAGCCCGGAAACAATCGCATCGCCCAAAAAAGAGAATACATCGGCAACAATGGGCTGCAATTCGCTTGCTACACTGCTTAGACCGCCAAAAAGCGCCTGCAAGCCTTCCTCAATGGTCGGCTCCAGCTCCATTATTACGCTGCTTACATAAGGCGCAAGCTGTGTTACAATTTCGCTCAATCCGTCAATCAAAGTAGGTACAATTTGCTTTATTCGCGGAATAATATTGTTGCCAGCCGTTACAAAACTATTTACAAAATCATCCATCAGCCTTTGAAAGTTCTGTTCCGGGTCAGCAATTCCCGTAAGCAAATTTTCCCACGCACTTCTCATTGACGCGGTACTGCCTTGAATCGTTGACGCTGCTTCGTCTGCCGTTGTGCCTGTGATGCCCATTTCCGTTTGCACAACGTGAATGGCTTGCACAATGTCCGAAAAGCTGTCAATGCTGTATTTTGTGTAGATGCCCTGCTTTGCGTTCAATGCGTCTGCGTCGGCAAGAAGTCGTTGCATTTCCGTTTTCGTGCCGCCATAGCCGATTTTCAAGTTGTCCAGCATCGTGTAATTCTGCTTTGAGAATCCGCGGTAAGCGTCTTGGACGCTCTGGACAGAGGAACCCATTTTGTTCCAGTTGTCTGCCATATCGGATATTGCCATATTCGACATTTCCGCCGCTGCATCTGTATCGCCCGCAAGGCTGGACACAAGCGATGCTGCAAACGACGTTGATGTTTCCATATAGTCGTTTGCAGACATACCTACATTTTCAAAAGCTCGTTTCGCATACTGTTCAACGACTTTCGCGCTGCTCTTGTACAGCGTTTCCACGCCGCCTACAAGCTGCTCGTACTCGCCGTAGCTATCCAGCGATGCCTTGCCGATTGAAATTGCCGCGCCGGTCGCCACTTTGCCGATTGTAACAAATCCGTTTGCGATATTGCGCAGACCGTCGGTGACAACGTTTCCCAGCACAGTACCAGAAAACACGTCCATCAGAGAAGAAGCCCCGCCCTTTGCCTTTTCTACGCCTTTTTCATATTCGCTTGTGTTTAGGCTCAGTTTGGCATATAGATTAAAAACGTCCAATTTATCACTCCCTTCTTGAATTTTTTAATTCAGTATTGTATTCTATCTGCAGGAGGTGTTTTTTATGGCAAAAGCAAAAAATGCAGTTATTGCAGGCGATTTTGTCGGCAAGAAGGTTTCACTTTCCTTTGGCACTGTGTCGATGGATGTCGGCGGTATGTCGAACCTTGAACTCAACAGCCGCACCGTTGCAGGCTACTCGGTTGTTGACGAAAGTCACAACAAGTCAATGGCATCCGGCGTTATGCGCGGTATGGTTGGCGGCGCCTTGTTCGGCGGTGCCGGTATGGTTGCCGGAGCAATGACAGCCAAGCAAAAAGGAATTTATCAAGTGGTTATCCAACTTATAGATGACCCGCAATGGCGTTACAGCGGCAAGCGGTTTATGCTTGAAGTTGACGAGCCGATTTACAAAGCCATTGTAAAAAACTGTTTCTGATGGATGCCGCCCATTCGGGCGGCATTTTATTTTGGAATTTTCAAGCCGTGCCGCGCTGCAAATTCCTTAAATTCCGCTTGTACCTGTTCTGGCGTTCTGTTGTCGACCTTTGGCGGGCGGATAATATCAATGTATCTCGCTGGCATATCCTTTGCCCCTGTTAGAGCCATTACAATACTCAACGCGCTGTCTGTCATGTACACCTTGTATTGCATTTCTTCAAATTCTGTTTTCAGGGCATAAGGCAGCGCCGACACAAGCGCCTTTGCGCCCAGTTTCGGCATTTTAAGCAGAACAGGAATTACTTGTTCTGCCCGCCATCGAGAAACAATTTGAAAAAATCGACAAATTCCTTGTCGTGCAGCAAATCATAAACCTGCTTGCAGGTCACAAGAAAGTTTTGCTTGCCGATTTCCTCTGCCGTCAGCCCATTAAAAGGGGACAAAATCTCGTAAACGTCGGTACGGTGCTGCTTAATTGCAATGTTGAGCAGGCTTACGATTTTTGCAAGACCGAAACGCTTCATTGCAATAAAGGTAGTGTCGCCTTTCGGCATGGTTTTCTGAACTTCCGCAACAAGGTTTTCGTCCTCAATCAGATTTGTGATGGGCGTTGCAATTCGCAGCGCAACCTCGCCAGCTTCGTCTGTGCTTAACTGAGAAAACAGTTTCATACCGCTTCATCCTCTCCAGCCTTGATATACACCTCACACGGAACAGTGTCCTGCGCGGTAATAGAGTAGTGCGCGGTATATTCAAAACTCATCTGACCTTTTTCTTTGTCGCCCGTCTGCAAGCTGAAACCGCCAGTGGAAAGCGTATTCAGCATATGAATAGCGCAGAAACCGCCATTCGTAGTGCCGTGCTTGTCCGAATAATCGCAAAGCAGCCACAAATCGGTAAAGTCGCTGTCTTTCAGGTCGTTGCGCGGCGTGATTTTGGACACCTTAGAAGTGGTCGTAACATCCGCAGCGCCAAGCATGCTCTTGGCATTCTCTGCCGATGCCGAAACATAAGTGCCACTGCACTTGACTTCCCAGGATTCAATCTGCTTCAGCTCTTTCATGTTCTTTGGGCAGTTGTCGATGTCCTCACCAAAGTCGGTAAAGCTCGGCACAGCCGTAAAGTTGATGCCGCCGGTCGTAGCGCCCAGCAGTGCACTTTCTTCCGGCGCAGTACCGGCAGCCGGGTCGAACGTAGTTGCAAGATAGCCTGCGTTCAAAACAAGTTCCTTAAACGCAGATTCGGGAATACGAGTAAATTTCATGCTTTCACCTCAATTTAGGCATAAAAATTCGGCGGTAACGTTGACATACCGCCGTTTTAGGTTTTTGTCTGTGTCGTCTGCCAGCGATTGGCAGAACGGGGAGCCGCGTTTTAACCAAATCAAGCCGCCATCTACCGGCAGCGTCACGCCGCCAATGCCCAGCGCGTCCGAAAGCTCAAGCGCCTTTGCATTGGGCACCGCTTCGCTCGTGGTATGGAACCACATGTTTACCGTCAGCGATACCGCACCGCCGCCCCATGCGTCAAACACAGCATCATAGGTCAAGTAGGGGAGTACAGCGTCATCCGGAACGGCGTTGCTGGCGTATGCGGTCATAAATTGGCCGAAAAACTGCTGTAATGCAGCGCCCTTTGTCATGTCGGCAATCCCTCCCACAATCTTTCAGCCGTAAAACTTTTTAGACCGTTCAGCATCGGGGAAGCGCTTGCCGGGGCTTGCTTTTCTTTCGGGCGGCTCGTGATCCGGAAATATGCCCCGGTCGTCACGTCCTTATACACGCTGCCGTACTCAATGGGCACGTCTTTCCGCACAATGCCGGTATACACGCTGGTAACACCCTGCGCTTCAGCCTGCCGTGCTTCAAGGCTGCTGTCAAATGCGACGTAATTTGAAAACTCTGCGCCCTCGCGCCACTCGGTAGAATAGCCGCCCTCGCCGTCAGGCTTTGTCAGTTTGTCCATAATGATGCAGCTGCGCGAAAAATCATCTAAAAGGCTCATAGCTTTCTCCATTTGTTCAGCCTGGACGCAAACACACCCTGCCAGCCCGTCACAGAGCCGCCAGAATTGCCGTTCGCGCTCGATTTGGTGTAACTATATCCCGCAAAGCTCTCACTTTGAAATGGGCTGTTTGCGACGTTCTCGTACTGGTCGCGCCAGCTTTTGATTTCTTCGGAAAGCTTTATAAATGCAGGCGGAACACTTAAAGCCCAGATAGTTCCCTCAAATGTTTCGTCCTGCAGATAAACGTTGCCATACTCGTAAACGCCGTCGTTGAAAACGCTGCCAACGATGCGGAAATATTGCCCATAAACAAGAAAAGGCAGCGCAATGCTGCCGTCCTTGATGGTGTACGTGTCCGGGTGGACGCCGCCGGGAATCAAGAAGTAATTTCGACATTCCCTCATCAATTCCTCAAGCATTGTGCTGCCTCCTATTACTTAACCTCTTTCTTGGTGTTCACGGCTGCCTGCGTTGCGGGCTGCACGGTAATGACAGCAATTCCGTCAAGATACTCAGCCCACAGAGCCATACCCATAAGGGCAAAGCTCTCGCCGACTGCCGTACCGTAGTTGCCCTGTGCGTGGAAACCAATCAGATTGGTTTCGCCCTTGACGGTGTAGGACAGACCCAGACGAGCGAACTCGCTATCACCGGGGTCAATGTAGTACAGGTCGATGTTCTCAACCGGGGTGGCGATAATCTTGTTGCGCGCAATCTGGGTCTCAGGCAGCAGAAACAGGGTGCTATAGCCCATGAAATTTTTGATGTAGGTCAGACCGAAAGCGTTCTGAACGGTAATGTTTGCAGTACCCAGATAGTCATAAGCATCCAAAATGTTGGCAAAGCCTACGACTTCGGTCACATCCTTCTGCATCTTGGCAAACTTATTTAGCACTTCTCCCTGCGCCTTTGCAAGGCCGGCCTGCCAAGAATCGGCAGTTCCAGTCAGAGAGCCGGTGTTGAGGAAGGTGTAGAACTTGGACAGGACGGCGTTCTGCAGCTTGGTGAGAAAAGCATCGTCGGATTTCTGCACAGCGATTGCAGCGCCGTACTTGGACACGTCCTCAACAGGAACTGCCTTTGCATACTTCTCGATGGTCAGGTCTTCCTTCGCGCTCTGCGTGATGGTGGCCTTGCTGTAAGGGATAACTGCGCCGGGGGCAACATTGCCATTTTCCAGTTCGACGCTGGCGGTGTAGGAAATCAGAGAAGTGCCGGGGGCTTTGCGGATGGGACGCATCACGCCCAGAATCTGCTCCAGAGCCTCCCAGTTGTCTGAGAAACGGGTCACGAAATCAACCTCGCGAGCGGTCACGCCGGTATAAACGTTCGGCAGAGAATCGCGGGGGGTGGTCAGAGTTTCAAGTTTAGTTGCAGCCATATTTAGGCTCCTTTCATTCGGTAGTGTTGTTCAGGTTTTCTTCGATGGCCTTCAAGCGGGATTCATAGTCCAGCACATAATGACCTCTTTCGTCCTTTTTGTAGATGTCAGCCATCGAAAGTTTTGCGCCGCCGCCGTTGGCGGGCGGGTTCGGTGTGTTTGCGCCCTGCGTGCTGGTAGTAACGATGTAGTCGCTGTAAGATTCTTTCAGGCTGGTTTCCAGCTTGTCAGAATCCTTGATAGCGCCTTTTTCGTCCAGTTCCAGCTTGTCCAGCAGGCCATCGCCTTTGCAAAGTCTGGCAACAGACTGCAAGCGTTTGTCGGCAATGCCGACTTTTTTCAGGGCGGTCTCCAATGCCTTTTCTTTGGCAGCGGTAGTCTTTTCGGCGGCCACGCTTGTTTTGTAATCCTCAAAAGCCTTGTGCTCGGATTCATACTTTTCCTTGTAACCGTCATCGCCCTTTCCTTTCAGGTCGTCCAGTTCCTTTTGAACGCCGGGCAGCTTTTCCGCATCGGCTTTATAGCGGTCAACGTCCGCTTTCAAACCGTTTACGGTGTCAGTGTGGGCTTCAATAATGGTGTCCTGCTGCTCTTCGGTCAGCCCCATACCTTTAAGCAGCTTGCGGGTAATTGCCATGTTGTTTTGCTCCTTTTCTTCGGTGCCGGTCCTTCGGCATTAGCATTTATTCAAAACAGCAGTTCTTCGCTGTTTTTGCGGATAAAAATAGCACCTGCCGCAAGTGCAGTAGATGCTAATAAAAAGAGCCGAGAGGCTTATTTGCCTTTCAGCTCTGCTTCGATGATTCTTTTGTACTGTTCGCCGTGCTCGGCAACGGCAGGCTTGATAAAAGGCTTTGCCCGTTGGCCGTGCGTCAAATGCCAATCGCCTTTTGCATCTTGGTACACCCACGGCGTTTGTCTGCCACCCGGATAGTAAATACCAGTACCGCACTCAACATACACGCCGTATTCGCTGTTTGTGCCCACGTAGGCAGCCCGTTCGCCGTTGTCTGCTACTGTATGAGTAATGCTGTTGTGCAGGTTGCCTGTGTCGACGGGGCATAGCTTTTTAGCGTACCCCTCTGCCACAAGCCCGCATTTTTCCAGCCCGCGTGCAAGGGAAGCGTCAAGGGCTGAAAGCACCTCGTCGCTGTGGTCGTCAAAGATGATTTTCATTTTTTAATCTTTCCAGCGTTCTGCGCAGCTCCTTCCTTCCAGCTTTCCCACTGCGCATAGGTCATATCTGATACAAGTATGCTCTTTCCCGTTTCCGGGTCGCGTGCACGGCGCAGCGGGTTCGGGATTTTTGGCACATCGTCAAGCGCTGCAATTAGAGTACATCGGCAGTTATACACCAAATAGCCCGGTGCGCTTGCATCGCCGGGGAACATAATCTCATAGCCGTCCACTTTGAACGGCTTGTCATTGTCAACTGTCTGGCCGTCCAGCATCGCGTGCGCGTGTCTGGTGCGGTTATCCAGCGTTGCAAGCCATTGTTTCCGCACGTGTATACCCATCTTCTCGGCTGCTGTGTATGCGTCCATTCTTCCGGCGTTCTGCGCCCCTGTAACCGCTGTCCGCGCCGTTCTTACAGCGCTTGTGCGGTTCATATCGCGGATGCTTTTTTGCAAGTCATCTGCCAGCCGGTAAATGCTCTTGCCCTGCAAGATGCCGCTTGTCACGTTGGCAGTAATCTGCTGTTTGCCATACGCAAGATCTATACCACGCTTCAGCGCACGGTCTTTTGGGTAATAGGGCATCAAATCCGGCTGTTCCACCGCCAGCCGCTTGACTGTCTGCTCATCCCACAGCGTAAAATCTGCTTTGTCGGAAACCTGCTCAATCTTGTATGCGGCATAGTTGCGATTGAGCGTGTAAATGCCCGGCGTGGCGTCATTGACATAGGCTACAGCCGTTTCGTTGGCGTTGGTGTATCTTTCTGCCACCTTGTCCCGCAGCGCCGTAAAACGCTTGCCTCGCCCTATCTGCGCAAGCCGCCATTGCTTGTACTGCTGCTCTGTGATTTTGCCTGCATCGAGCTTTTCTTTCATGGCTGCATCACGCTTCTCGAACTGCTCAAAATAGGCTTTCACCGTGTCGGTCAGTTCGTCAGCAGCTTCTTTGTACAGCTTTGCGATGCGCTGTTCCAGCTTTACAAGCTCGGCATCTGTCATTTTGTGGGCGTAATCAGGTCTCGCCATCGCCGTTTATTCCCTCTCCCGGCTGGTTTTGTGGCTCGTTAGGCGGCTGGTTGGTAATTGTACGGTCTAGCTCCTCGGCAGCCTTGCGGCGCATCAAGTCTTCAAACTGGTCTGCGTCGCCGAGGATGGTCAGCAGCTTTTTGGTGATGTATTCATCATCGTAGTATTCCGCACCCAGCATCACGGTCTGCGCTTCTTCTTGTTTATTGATAATCTGGTTGCGCGTGTAAGTTGGTTCATCATCAAGCCCAGCAATTGCCAGAATGCCCTTGATGCAGCGCGAGACCCAGCTCTCAAATTTGTCTGTTTTCAAATCTAGCGGAACATAGCTTGCCTTAATAGCTGTTGCTGTCTGGTTTCCGGCGCTTACGGCAGATGCGTCAAACGCCTGGAAATCCGTGTACAGTTTTTTGGTCAGCATGTCAATGGTGGCTTGCGTGCCCTGAAACGGCGCTTCAATACTTTGCGGTGTTGCTTTCGCGCCTTCGTCACCATCTGCATGGGCAACGTGGGTGGTTTTAAGTCGCTCCACAAACTTTGCATCATCAATTTCATCCATGCCGCCGCAGTTTGTCAGCACCCAATAGATAAGATTGCCCTCATCCACATTGTTTACCATGTTGCTGCTGGCAAGGTCGAGCGCGTCAACGGTGTTTTTCCTGCCGCAAAGTTCGCTTCTTGCTTGTTCACCGTTTTTCAGCGGGATAATGGGAAATCCGGGATAATTCTCGCCGTCATATATTTCTGTGCCGTCAATCTCCGAGTACCGAACTTTCAACTTGTACGGCAGTTTTCCGTTTAAGTTTAACCTGCGCGCTTCACCGTTGCGCGGCTTGATGTAGTTAGTGTAACCGTCCATCTCGTACAGAGTTGCCCGCAGCGGCTTGTCCGTGTCAATCTGCCAAAACCGGATTCCGGCTTTTAGTGCGCCGTCCTCTTCATCGTATAGCGGCACAAACTGCTCCGGCGCGAACACCTGAATATGGTCAAGATTCCAAAATACGAAAGACTGCCCACCAATCAACGCATGGCGGGCAGCATCCATAATATCTTCATCAAACGTGGCGCCAAGCGCTTTTTTTGTGGCATCCTTGTTAAACGCAACGCCGTTGCCCAGGAGGTAAGAAACTTCCTGGTCTACAACAAAACCAAAAAACTTGCTGGCAATCTTATGATTGGCTGTGTACATATCGGGATGTGCTTTCCCCTCAAGATCGTACACCATCTTTTCATAGCGGTTGATTGTGGGATTTTCGCCCCAATAGTACAGCTTTGCGTCCAGCATGTCCCGCGTCTTTTTCTGGCCTTTAAAATCGTTGATTGTGTCAAACACAAACCCCATGCGGGAACGTTCATCTTCACCGACCGCCACAAAGTCTTGATATGTTCTGATTTTCCCTCACCGCCTATCTGTAAATGCTTTGATACTTCATTGCCGTATTGTCTCCGGCTTTGTTCGCTGTGCTTTCCATCCCATAACGCACTGCGTCAATGTGATGGTTGTTCAAATCCGGGTAGCCTTCCAGCACTTCCCCCGTCTTGCTGTCTCGCTCGTACTCGTACTCGCTGAATTCCTTTGCTGTGTCCGGGCATCGTTCTGGATCAATGACAATCGCTTCCAGCATTTGCAACCACTTTGTTCCATAGCGAACCGATTTCGGTCCTTTTCGGGCAGGGAATGTTTTCACGCCGTACTTGTTATAGTCGGCGATGGATTTCGGCTCGGCACTATCCGCGCAGATTTTGTCCTCGCGCGTAAGCCCTCTGTCCAGCAGCAGTTGCGCAGTGTCCCTATTGCTTGTTCTGCGCCGTGTCAGCTCATCAAAGATGTACAGCGTGCGCCGCGCCGCGTCATAGTGCATAGCATTGTATGCCCAAGGGTCAGGATACCAGCCCCAGTCCACGCCGCGCTTGATGCGGTCAAAGCTGGCAATCTGTTCATCGGTGATTTTCTCAATGCGCAGATTCTCAAATACTGCCGTTCCGCTGCCGACAACCTCGCCAAGATACTCATGCCGGTATGCTGTTTCGTTTGTGCGCTGCAAATATTCAGCATCGGCCAGAAACCGCTCGCCGAGCCATTCCGTTGGCGTTGTTTTATAGGTGGAATGATGTATCAGCTTTCCGTTGCGGGCTTTCAGAGCGTACCCGTTTGCCCAATTCCGCGCCATTGCTGGCGGGTTAAAACTCTTGAACGTAATGAACCAGTCACCTCCGCGCAGGCAGGATTGCTCTACGTTTCGGATTTGCTCTTCACCGTCAAACTGGTCTAGTTCTTCAAACCAGCAGATGCCGATATAACCAAACGGCACTTTGATTGACTTTACCTTTCCGGGGTCATCAACGCCGAAAAAAAGCACCTTTTGTCCAGTTGGCAAATAGGTGCATTCCATAGGGGAGACCGTGCAACGAAAACGATCGTGCAAACCAAGCTCATTGATTGCCCAGACAATCTGCGCATAAACGCTTGTGCGCAGTGTGTTGCCGATTTTGCGGAACACTGCTGCATGGCATTGCGGATGTGCTCTCAGCTGCAAAATGACTTCAACGCCAATGAAGCTTGACTTTGTGCTGCCACGTCCGCCTTTTGCCACAAACTCTTGAACTTTACCATCTTCAATATCCCAGAACGGCTTATAAAATGCTGGCGAAATAATATCCTTGATATGTTTATTCTCTTGGCACATCATAAATAATATTCACCGTTCCCGCGCTCTCTTGCTTCGGTTTGTCATCCCATCCAAAATTTGCCCGCAAACTGAACTGTGCGCCGCCGGAGCCGTCTTTGTCGTACAATCTTTCTTCTGCGTACTGTTCGCAACGGGCCTTTGCACGCGTAATCGTGTCATTGAACTCTGGTTTGTTTTGATAATTCAAAAGCGCCTGCCTTGATGCAAAACCAAGCGCAAGCGCCAATCCCGTCACAGTAGGCGGCTTTTTATCATCATAGATGATATAGCCGTTTTTATTTCGCATCGGGTCGCCGTTATCGTCTAAGAACGGCTTCCCTTTGCAGGCTTCAAAGTAGGCATCAATCTTTTCTTGCATTGCCTTTACGCTTCTGTATTTAGGTGGTGCGCCCACCGGATTTTTTCTTGATGCCACTTTATCACCTCGCTTTACAACACAAAAAGCCCACACAATTTGTGTAGGCTTATATCCCCACAAACCCCTTTGCGCCGGAGGAAAGCGCGTTCCCGCCCTACCGGTTTATGCTGTGCCGGTCTCACCCGTTGCAGATAGCAAGTCCGCAACGCTTTTTTCATCCGCTGCATTTATCTCCGCGTGCGGATTCGCGGTCTCTGCTTTGATGTAATGGGTCTCGGCGATGCGTAACTGCGTCAGTAACGGAGTCCGCACAAGCAGATGCCGGGCAGACTTTTTCAGGCTCACAAAGTCCCGTTGCGGTCTGCCATCGCGCCGCGCTCCTGATCGGCTTGCCGCTTTGCTTACAGCGTTCAGGTTATCTATCGCGTTTTGCCTGCGCCGGACTTTCACCGGTGGGAGCGACCCAGCATTCGCCAACAGCAGGATTTGAACCCGCAACTAAACCAGCAGCTATGCTGTCATGAGGCCCGGCTTTACCAGTTAAGCTATGTTGGCATATAAGGCTCATGCGCTCTGCCCTGCAAGTTTCTTTAGCGGGGCATATCGGCATGAACCTGTTTGGCTTGGCAATCCATAGCAATGTTTCAGCTAAAGTTGGCCGACTTCCACGGCAGAGAGCCACCCTGTATTGCAGAATCCGCCACATGTTACGCACTGTCAGTAGGCGCATGGCGGTTGCCTAACGGGGAACACATTTGCCGCGTCCGGCCCTGCTACCTTTGCCCGTATCATCGGCCTTGGTACTGCACATAGGTCTTGCACCTTTGCCACGTCGTGCGCGGCGCCCCTACCAAATACTTGTCTAAATCTTGTATGGATAACAATCCGGTGTTTGGTCGGCTATGCAGCATATAAAATGCCGGTCTTTCCCGGCTGCCAGCTATGAGAATAGGAGAATTGAAATGGTAAAGAAAAGAGGTTTTAGCAATGTCGTAGGCTGTCCCGTTCCTACATCATCCAGCATATCTATGTTACCACTTGACAACGTCCCCACAGTTACCCTTTTTTCTTGTCCAAAAGCCAGAAAAATTTTCTTCTGCTTTCGTAAAACTGCCGTCTGCCGCAATACACAGGCTGGTATTCGTAAGCCGTTCCCTCTGTTACGTTTTTCAACAGAGCACACCAGTTTAAAGGGTCTGCTTCTCTTGCCGCGTCCTCAATGATTCGGACATCTGTGCTTAACTTTAGCGCTCTGTCCGCCTTTCTAGCTGTTGGGTCTGACTTTCCGTTTCCGTGCGGCAACCCGTCATTTGAAACAGCATCAAGCCCTCTTGCACTAGCAATTTCCAACCGCATTTCAGCGTATCTTTTGCAAAAGTGCTTTAATTCAAGGTATCTTTCTTTTGAAATTTCATATTCATCTAGGTTGAGCGGTCTTTCTCTCATTCTTGCTCCTTTCTTCCAGTTTCATGCAGCGCGGCAGCGTGCAAATATTGCCATTCTTCCACTCGCATGTCGCGCAAAGATGTTCGCGGGCGTATTCATCAACTAGTTACTGTTTTGTCATGGGGTCACCTCCGTGGATTCGGGGAGCGGCAGTTCTGTCCATTTGAGGACTTTTGTGCTAGTTCCACGCGTAGGCTCACCGCCCCATTGACCATTGAAAAAATGTCCACGATCAATTGTACGGTACATGCAGTAGTAGTTGCCATAACGGAAGTATTCGTAGTAACACAGGTATTCTCCGTTTTCTTTGGGCGGGTCATTCTGTGCATCGTGCCAAACGATCGTTTTATACTCCTCTTTATATGGTTTAACCTGATATACAGCAGCAAGAGCATCAAGAACCCGCGCGCCAACTGGTGTATTTGATTTAAAAGGCAAATGCTCGCTAATGCACCTCTGTCTGATTGCTTTTAACGCATCGCCGCGCAAAATCAAATCATTGTTGTCATATTCTCCATTTATCATTTTATCTTTTGCCTTTTGGATAGCTTCAGCAATCCTATCTCCATCAAGTACAATGTTTTTCATCTGTGTTCACCATCCTTGCACCGCAGAACATACAATACTTCATACGGCTTGCGCTTGTTCTCCACTCTGTCTCGTGACAAGCGGAACACTCGTATTCGTTTTCTCCGCAAACATATCCTCGTTTTATCCAATGCGCTGTAGGCCGTATCGCGTCCGGGTTGTCTGCCAATTTCTGCAACTCATTCAGGTCTTCAAGTATACCTTCAACGTCACACGCATCGCACTCTTTTGTTATGTCCGTACACATGCCGCAGGCATCGCTGTATTTCGTGATTTTATCGCGGATTGCTTCTTGTAGTTGTGTCATTCTGATACCTCATGCGCCGTAGATCGCAGGGATTCGGGGTCGATGGTTGGCATGATATCAATTTCGTAAACTACAACCGCATCA